GGCATGGCTTGATGATGTAGAATTCCTTGACAGCGCGATTAAAGAGATCAAAGCGCACACAGACAACATTGCCGACACGGTTTGGGATGAGGGCTTAACGGAACATCAAACCGACGATACCGCAGGGAAGAAGCTGAGCCAAGCAGTGGTGCTTTATGAGGGGAATTAGAGAAGCGGCCAGAAAAGTTTTAAAACTGTGTAAAACTAAAATGGGAGTAATAGGCAACAGAGGCGGGCAGAAAGGGCGGAGCGGACGAAAGTCTAAAGCTGAGGGCCTGGGCATACAGTCACTCTTGGATAAGGCGTTTACTCAAGAGGATCGCAAGCTGGTAATTGAAAACCTCGCAGCAATTGCTAAGGGCAATGACGCCAAAGCAGCCGTGTCCGCGGCGTCACTGCTGCTCGGCTACGCTTATGGCAAGCCTACAGAGAAACACGAGCACGGCGGCAAGGATGGGGGACCCATTACAGTCAGGGTCGTTTACGACACAGCAAAATGAGTCGCGAGGTAACAGTGCGGCTACCAAATCCGCACACAAAACAGGCGCGATTCATTGACAGCACGGCGAAGCGGATAGTAGTGCGGGCCGGACGGCGTGGCGGTAAGACGGTTGGAGTATCAGTCAGGGCGGTTAAGCGGTTTCTTGAGGGCCGGCGGCAATTGTACGCAGCGCCCACACAAGAGCAGATACAGCGGTTCTGGGTAACAGTAACCAGGGCTCTACACGAGCCGATTGAGGCGGGAGTATTCATCAAAAACGAGACGTACCACACGATCGAACTGCCGGGTACAGAGCAGCGAATAAAGGCCAAGACCGCCTGGAACGCGGACACACTGCGCGGCGACTATGCCGATGACCTTTACCTTGACGAATGGCAGCTAATGAACGAGGAAGCATGGGAAGTCGTGGGTGCGCCAATGCTGCTGGATAACGATGGAGATGCGGTATTTATCTACACGCCTCCGAGCCTGAGATCGCGAAGTGTGAGTAAGGCTAATGATCCTCAGCACGCAGCTAAGCTGTTTAAGAAAGCCAGGGAACTTGAAAAACAGGGTGAACGGTGGGCTACGTTTCATTTCAGTAGCCATGACAACCCACATATCAGCGAGTCGGCGTTAAGCGAAATAACTTCCGATATGACAGCACTATCGTATAGGATGGAGATTAAGGCCGAAGACGTTGACGAGGCACCGGGCGCATTGTGGACACGGGATCTGATTGAAAGTGGTCGGGTCATGAAGCACCCGGACTTTGATCGGGTGGTAGTTGCGGTTGACCCTTCTGCGAGCAGCACAGGAGACGAAGCCGGCATAATCACAATGGGCCGGGCAAATAAGGAGGGCTACGTTTTAGAGGATAACAGCGTGCAAGGGAGCCCTAAAACGTGGGCAACAGCGGCAGTAACGGCATATAACAAGCATAAGGCTGATTGTATTGTGGCAGAAGCCAACAACGGTGGGGAGATGGTTTCAGAGACGATTGCGACCGTGGACCCACATATCAGAGTGAAACTCGTTCATGCCTCGCGCGGCAAGCAGACACGGGCAGAGCCGATCGCTTCAGTTTACGAGCATGGGCGCGGCCATCACGTTGGCTCGTTTCCGCAGCTTGAAGATGAAATGTGCTTGTGGATGCCGGGCGACCCGAGCCCGAATCGCATGGATGCGCTGGTATGGGCTGGAACTGAGCTTGATTTAGCCAAAGGGCAGCGTCAAATCAGAATGCTCTAATGTCTCAAAACCTTAGCAAAAATGAGGATCGCCCACCGAGCGGAGACTTCTCCGAGCCGCGCGGTTCGTATGTTGACGAAATGATCCGCGAGCGGAAGTTTACGGATCGTCTGCTCGACGCGATGCAGTCAATGCGCAGCGATAAAGCGGCGTTGACCAGTTTGGGCGTCGCGAGCATTGTCCACGAGCGGAAGGCCGCACCTGACCTTGGTCAGCATGCTCCGTCCCCGTTAAACAACTGGCGCTTTACTGGCTGGGGGTGGAACCGTAACACGTCACTCTCCCGAGTCAACCACAAAGCAGAAGTAGGGGATCTTGACCTGAACTCGCTGGCGATGGCGGTAGTGAATTTTACCGCCATGCGTATCCCCGAGGCCAGGCCCTGCGTGGTGAGACGCAAGCAGAACGGAGACGAAGAGCGGGATTTTACGCACCCTGCGGCTAAACTTATCCGCCGGCCCAACCGTCACAACATTTGGGCAGACTACGCTGCCGCGTGCTCAATGTCATGGTGGTTAAACGGTAATGTTTACTTCCTGATAGTGCGGAATGAGGTTACAGGAGAGATCCTTGAACTGTACTATCTCCCACACTTCCTGGTTTCGCCGCGCTGGCCGAATGATGGCCGCTCGCCTGCTGTACCAGTTGAGGCCGACACGGATCCCGTACTGTCTCACTACCAGTACGACGTGCCCGGAAAGGCGCCAGTACTCTATCCAGCAAAGGACATCATCCATCTTAAACGAGGGGTGGACCTCAGTAATCCACGGCTGGGACTGGGGGCGTTCGAGTCGCTTTACAAGGAGCTCTATGGTGATGATCGGATGGCGTTGTTCACAGCCTCGATTATGAAGAACATGGGGTTGCAAGTGCCGATCATCTCGCCTAAGGACGATCAGGGGGTAATTGACGACAAGGATGCCGCAGCCATGCGTGAAACGTGGATGGCGAAGACTACAGGGGATCGTGCGGGTGAGCCGGTGATTATGACGGCGCCAGTTGACGTGGAGAAGTTTGGTTTCTCACCGACCGAACTCGATATGTCCACGAACCGCCTAATCAGTGAGGCGCGGGTGTGTGCGGTGTGTCAGATTAGCCCGGCAGCCTTACAGTTGATGGTAGGAGTGCAGAACGGAACTTCCTACGCCTCAAGTGAGCAGGCCAGGCAGCAGGGTTACGAAGAGGTCATTATTCCGATCCAACAGGTGTGGGCGGAAAACTTCAACTGGCAGCTACTCCCGGAATTCGAGGATACACAAGATGCGGAATTCGAGTTTGACGTGTCTAATGTCCGTGTACTGCAAGAGGACCGGGACGCACAGTACAAGCGGGAAACATCGTTACTGAGCGCTGGCGGGCAGACAATTAACGAGTGCCGTCAAGTGCTGGGTAAGAAACCAGCAGGGCCAGAGGGGGATGTTTATCTGATTCCGGGACTCTCAAGTCCGACAACGCCTGAGCAACTACTTGCCAAGGCTGATGGGTCGCTTGCGCCTGAGCCGACACCGCAGCCAATAGATCCGGCCAGTCTGGCGAAGTTTGCGGATCTGGAACGATGGTTTGAAGGGCTTGAGAATCAAATGAAGGGGTTTGTAAGATGATTTTCTTTCTCGTTTCGGCGATGTGTGTGGCGTTTTACGTTGGCTTAGTAGTGGGCGTTCGATACCATCGACCGTTACACGGCCTTATTCTCGAGCGTTCCAACTGTAACTGTCCAAGAATCCCCGGTCTCGAATGAGCCTTTCCCGTAAAGTCCTGAACCTGAAACTCGAAGCCGCGCTAGCCATGCGTCACGCCCGCGGCTGGGAGCGTCTCATTGAACTCCACGGCGAAGAGAAGGCTACAGCATTCTATACATCCCTCGGTCTAAACCATCTTGAAAAGAAGTCCATTGAATGGGAAGGTTTAACACTCTCCCGCGAACCTAAAGAGCACGAGAAGATTGCCATTAAGGGGATTGCAGGCGCACAGGAAAGCGCCAGGGAATCAATCACTACCATCCTCCTCGATCTCCGCGCCCAGCTCATCTCAGACGGTCTCTCAGCGATCAGGAAACTCGATCCCCCAGCCTACCACGAACTCATCCTCCAAACCCCTGCCAGCATCCGCACTACCCTCCGAGACCGTCTGGTTAAAATACACCGACAAGGACGTATGCTGGTAGCTGCCGAGCTGGGCAAGAAGGCCGATTTACCAACTGATGAGTTTGACGACCTCGATCTCCTAACAGATTTAACGGATGCTCGGGTAGTCAACGATGTACAGTCTCGAATCATTGCGGCGGCTGCCCGCTACTCCCTGCTAGGCCAGACCGGGCAAGGGCTTATCCAGGCTGTCACGAACGAGGTGAACACAGGCAGCGTCTCGTACATCGACCGGGCGGCGACAGGGCTGGCGAACAAGGTAATCAGTATCGGACGTGGTGACGAGGCAGAAGCCAGACGTGATGAGTGGGAGCGCGTCGAGTACAGTGCCATCCTCGATCAAAACGTTTGCGGGCCATGTGCGGCAGAAGACGGCACGGAGGCAGAGAGCGAAGAGGATCTACAGCCAGCGCCGAACCCTGAGTGTGAAGGGGGCGACCGATGTAGGTGTTTTCACGTGTTTGTCACCGTTTAGTCCGGTCTTTCCCTTGCCCAGGACTGAGCAAACGCTGTTTCTTTCCAATTCTCGTTATTGTCAGGCTGCTCGATTACCCATCCATCGCGTTCGTAGTCGTAATGCAGTCGGATACCGTCACTCGCTCGAACGGATTCCTGATCTACGAGAATATACTGACAGCCTCCATAGGTATTCACCTGAGGATATGTTAACTCGACTGAGAGTTCATTTTCGTTCCGCGAAATATGGAAGTTATTGGCTCGGTAGTCAGACTCGAAGATTATCATCTTAACACCCGCCCCAACGACTTTAACTCTCTTCGCAGGTTCCGGCGAATGCGGTAGCGGTTGATTAAGTCTTTGATCAATGGTTGAAGCCCCCTTTGCGGCTTGCGTTTATTCGTAAGACTGTGCTACTGTCTCACGTATGACGGATAATGTCAAGATAAGAAATGAGCCGGGCATCCGGTCGATCCGGCTGGATGATGACGTATGGGCTGCGCTCAAAGCCATGCCTGAGAGTCCGAACCAGTATCTTCGACGTACCTTGCTTGGAAAGAAAGTCAGCAAAGCGGAGCAGATAATTCGCGAGCGCGCGGCTTCTGACGTGCTGGCGCAGGCGGTGGAGC